ATTACTAATTTTAATACAGCACTAGGGCGATGAAAGGATTAATAATAATTGAAGTTGATAAGTTTCCAATTCCTAATTCTAATGGGGGTGTTTGGATGCCTTTAAATAATACGGAAAATGGCAAATATTGGGTTAAATTAGAGGCAGAAAAAGATTTAATATTAAATGATATCATGTATACTATTGGAAATGTTGTTATAGATAACCCTAATATTTAACATGATTATAATGGAAGTACTTATAGTTATATCTAAAATAGAAATAAAAGCAAACGGCTTTAATAGAGTTTGGCAAACATTCCTGTCTACTGACGATGAGAATTGTATGCCAATTGAAGCTAAAGAAGATTTAGAAAAGGAGGGAATATCTTTTACTGTTAAAAATGTAGAGGTTAAAGAATCAATTAATATTTAATAAATTAAGACTATGAGTAACTACGGATACATAAAAGAAAACGGAATTACACCTATAGATAATAGGTGGACTTCTGGGCGAGAAATAACCTTAAACGATGAGTCTATTGTTGTAGGCTATGAGGGAAATCAAGTAGAATCTGATAATGATGTTGAGATTATAGGAGACAAAGCGGCATTTATTGATTGGATGTTAAGTAACGTAAAGCAAGTACCTTCTAACGATGAGATTTAATCTATTTAATTTTATTAGTCAGTCGGGAAGTTGGCTGCATGCCTTTGTAATATCGGCCTTTGGTTTAAAAGATATGAAAATCAGTTTATTAGCAATGACCTTAAGCCTTCTAACGGCATCAATAATCCCTTTCTTAGAAAAGAACATTTTTTATGATGTCACTCTATTTTCGTTTTTAATTACGGTATGGTTCATGGATTTAATATCTGCTATCATCCGTTCGTATAAGCGTGGTGGTAGCTTTAGCACATACAAGGCGATGTCTGCCGCTGCTAAGTTTATGGCATGGGTATTTATTATTTTCATGTTTAATTTCATGCACAAGTTTAAGGATGTAGTTGAGATGGTCAGCAATGGATCTGAGTCTAATGGTGTTCTTGGCAAGCTTTTAGAATACAGTCAAATGTCACCCGCTGTTGTTATTACTTACATCATATTTATATTTGCTTTAAGCACGTTAAAGAACTTCCAGTTGATTGATGCTTTTAGAGGGATAAAGGCTTTAGATTACTTCCTATACAAGTACGTTGATTCTTATAAAAATGAAGAAGAAGACAGACTTTGGAATACCTTAACTGAGAAACAACAAACTGAAATAATTAATAATAAACGATAATAACAGGTATGGAACAAGGAGATATGATGGAAATAATGATTCCAATGGTTGATAATTATTGGGCGTACTTCGGAGCATTTTTAGGTCTTCTAGTTCTAGAGCAGCAAATATTCAATAAGCTATTGCCTAACGGTAAGACTAGGCTGCAGAAATGGAAAGCAGACAGGCTTGACGATGTTATAGTTGGAATCCCTTTGACTCTTGGATTTGTGGCTAACATGAACTACGTCTGGTACTGGCAAAACATGTCTTTCACTTGGTCAAACTTTTGGACTGGATTGGCTTGCGGGTTAATTTCAATGTCGTTAGTTTATGCGGTATTAGATTTCCTTCCTATGTTATGGAAAGTTGGAAAAGAGAAGATTTTAAAAATTATTAGTAATAAATAGAATTATGAGCAAGAACTTATGGTTATTGGATGCAGGTCATGGTGACACAACTCCTGGGAAAAGATCTCCAGTATTAAAAGACGGGAGACAGTTGATGGAATTTGAATATGTCAGAAAGATTAGGCATGCAATGATTCCTCATATGGCTAGACTTGGAATTAATTACAATTTCGTTTCTCATGGAAATGAAGATATGTCTCTTCTTCAGCGGGCTAGTGTAATTAATGATATTGCTCGTAAGAATACAAATGCTGTATGTATTTCTATTCATGCTAATGCTGCTGGAAACGGGACTGACTGGCATTCTGCTTCTGGGTATGAAGTATTTACTTCTAAAGGCTTTACAAGGTCTGATGAAATAGCTGAGTTTTTCTATATGGCAATGAAAGCGTCTAAGTTATTTAGGATGCGTCAGGATACAGAGGATGGTGATCATGATCGAGAAGCAAATTATTATATGCTTAAAAAAACTATTTGTCCTGCAATTCTTACTGAAAGTGGATTCTATACGAACGAAGAAGAGGTAGAGAAGATGTTTGACGATGCATTTATTGAGAAAGTAGCTGTTGCTCACATTAAGGGTATTTGCGCTTATGATGGGATTGCTTTTAATGGCAATAAGGTAGTTCAGTATAAGTCTACTGGATTAGAAACTGTCAATGGACTTGTAATACAATCTAAAAAAAAGTAATGAAAATTTTAACTCTTATTCTTGTTGTTATTATGATTGCCGGATGCAGCTGTGAAAAGTCTGTATCCCGCTTTCATAAAAAGACTTTTAAGAAAGAGCAAAAGCTTTTAATTAAAGGTTGTATTTCTGAAAAGAGAGATTCCATTCCGGTTAAAGAAACTGTTCAGAAGTTACCAGATACTATTCGAACGAATGTATTTGTAGAAGGCCCTACTATTCGAGATACTTTTAGAATTGAATGTGACGAGCTAGGAAGGGTCATTTATCGAGGTAAAGTACTTTCTGGAGGTGTTTTAGCTACTGCGGTTAAATGTCCTGATTTAGATTCTGTTATATCGATTTACAATAAGGATAAAGTTACGGAAGAAACTAGGGCTAACTATTGTTGTGATGGTTGGCAAAACTGTGAAAAGCTAAGAGTTGATTCTCTACAATCTGATGTCTGTGGCTTTTGGTGTAAGTTTAAAATGTTTGGAATTGGAGCCGTACTAGGTATTGCTCTTTCTGTTGTTATAGCTATCCTATTAAAATTAAGAGGATTCGTTTCAGTTATTTAATATGCTAGTAAATACTCAATATTTTTCTCCAGTTATTCTTAATGGCATTCCTCAATTTCAGAAGAATAGTTTTGATTGGGATAAGTATTGGGAAGAAGAAATGCGAAGGTGTATTCATGGATATCGCGTAGGAGACGTTTACATTACTGGACCTTATTATTTTTACTTAAATTGGTGGAAGATTAAGCGTACAGGAAAAGGGGCTACTCGTAAACAATATGGAAACCCTAGATTCACTCAATTAGATTTTGAGTTTTTTAATTTAGTAGAAGAAGCAAGACAAAAAGGGAAGTTCATTGTACTTGTAAAACGTAGGCAGTGTGGATTCTCTGAGAAAGCGGCTGCTTTAGCTGCTTATGAATACACCTTTTATCCAAGTTCTCAAACGGTAGTAGTAGCTGGTGAATCTAAGTATTGTGATGATACTATGCTTAAAGCTCACAAAGGCCTTGCTGAGTTAAAGAATACTGAATGGACTCAAAGGTTTAGTGGGAATTTAGCTGAGCGTATTGCTCGTTGGAAACCAAAAGGAGAACAAGAGTATGTTGGTAACAAAGGGGAGTTGCATTCGATATCATGTTGGACTAATGCACAAGCAACAATTGGTAAGTCTCCGTCTCTAATTTTATTTGAAGAAGCCGGAAAGTTCAAGAATCTTATTGCCTCTTTTAATTATATCAAGCCAGCTTTATTTGCAGAGAATGGAAGAACGACAGGTATGGCACTTATTTGGGGTACGGGTGGCGAGATGGATAGTGGAGCAGACCAACTAAAAGAAATTTTTTATCATCCTGAAGCTTACAATTGCTTGGCAATGGATGATATTTATTCCGAAGATTGGGATCCTGAATTTATTGATGATAGACCGAAAGTAGGCTGGTTCGTTCCTGCATGGAAGTTTAGTATTATTGATAAAGATGGAAATGATTTAAAATCCGAAAGTCTTACGAATGTTATGGATAGGCGAGAAATTGCCAAGGACAGTTCTGATCCTAAGACATTAATGAATGAGATAACCCAGAGTCCTATTTTTGTAGAAGAAGCTTTCCTTATTCAAGGAAAAAACAGATTTAATACTGGCTTGCTGAATCGTAGATTAATTGAGATTAGAAAGTCTAAGGGAGAGCAAGAAAAGAAAAAGACTGGTATTCTCGAATGGGTTTATGATGAAGTTGATATTAAATTAGTTGTTGGCGTAAAGTTTACTGAAGAGCATGATGGTTGGTGTCATATTTGGGAAGAACCTGTTAAGATTCCTACAGACCCTAACGATCCTAATTCTGCTACTAGTGTTCCGGACTTTTTATATACTACTGCAACTGATTCATGGGATAAACCAGAAGTTACGGATTTCGATGGCGCTTCTAAAGGAAGTTGTGGTGTTCTTAAAGGATTCCTTACTATCGGACAGAGTTCTGATAAATTTGTAGCTAGAATTACGGAAAGAACGAGTGATCCTGATTCTTTTTATGAGCATACAGCGATGTTGAATGTTTATTACAATGGAGTTAATTTAATTGAGTATTCTAATTACGGGATATTCAAGTGGTATAAAGCAAATAATTTTGAGCATTTACTTAGAGAAAGACCAGAGGTAGTAAATATTTCTATGGTTGATAGTAAAGTTCAAAACAAATACGGTGTTGATCCTCAGAGTAAAGATTATTGGATTGGTCGTTTAGCGGTTTACATTGAAAAGAATTGGAATAAATTCGACGATGAGCAACAGATAGAAAGGTTGATAATGTATAAAGAGGAAAAGGGTTATAACTGTGATATAACTATACAGTCTGCTTTAAATATTATCCATCTAGAAGACAATAAATATTTTGGATTAACAGTAGATAGTCCAGAAAAGAGCAAAAACAACACAAGTGTTAATACCTTTGGCAAAAGGTTAAGTAGTAATTTTTACGTTGTAAAAGACGGTCAAATAAAAAAGAATAGCAATGGCACCACTACCGAATCAGTTAATCGCTCCAAGCGAAAAACTCCAAGAAGACACGCTCTTTAACAATGCTCGTGCGATAATTAAAAGCGCACAAGCATCTGATCCTGACAAAGCTCGTGATGAGTTTTGCTATAGGTTTTATAGAGGCGAGTGGAATGAGGGAGATTACGACTACTTAACTCGAGAAGGAGATTATGCTTATCCTGCTATGGTAAGAAACATCCCTTTGTTAAAGCCTCGTTTCGAGATGCTTAAATCTGAAGAGTATATAAGACCGTTTATCTATACTTTTTTTGCTTCTGATTTAGAATCTACTAAGCAGAAAATGGCTGAGGTTATTGATGATGTTTTATCTGTGTTTCGAAAGAAAGCTCACGAAAATATTACTGCTACGAGTTCTGCTATTGCGAATCTTCAAATGCTAGAGCAACAATCTCAAAAAATGAAAGAAGCTGGCGAGCAAGTCCCTCATCATATTGAAAATGCTTTGGTTTTAAATAACAAGACGCTTGACATGAAAAAGCGTTTTCAACAAGAGGATATAGATAGGATGATTGAGGTGGCTAATATGCCTCGTAAGAAGCGAATTGAAGTAGCGATTAATAAAGCGATTAAGAGTTGTTTTGTTATCCAAGAACTTCAAAGAAAGTTCAACCAAGGTTTTGAAGATGATTTAATAACCAACAAAGAAATTTACTTTATTCAATGTCCTGAACACATGGACAAGCCTAGTGTTGAGGTTGTTAATCAAATGCGTTTTTGGTGGAGTAAAGATGAAGTAGATTGGATTGGTGATTGTGAGTGGGCTATGTACGAAAAGATTATGAGCCCAGCTGCTTTTACTGATAGATTTAGGAGTCTTAACCGTACTAAATTGGAGACAATATTTGCTTCTAAAGGGATTGGTTTTGATAATTCTATAGGTTCTTCAAGTGGATATCGATATGAAAATTCTGAGGGGACACCTACTGCTTATGGAGGTGGTTCTTCAAATTTAAACTCACTTGCTATTCAGCATTGTTTTTGGCATTCACAGAAAGAATTATTCTTTTATCAAGAGACTGGAGAAGACGGTAGTATAATTGAAGAAATGACTGATACTCGTTCTAAGATTCCTTTAGGATATGATTACGAAAGCCGATTCAATAATGATATTATGTATGTTGTTATTGCTAACAGGACCACTTTTGTTGAGGGTGGTGTTTGGGGATATCAAACATTTGATTCTGATTATAAGAATCAAGGAATGCCTTTTGTTGGATTAAATAAATGGGGAACGACTAAGAGTCATTCTCTTGTTTGGGAGACAAAAGATATTCAAGAATTATGGAATCTTACCCACTACTTTAAAGAGCTCTGGTTGGCTCTTTCTGGAGTTAAGGGAACTATCATGGATAAAGGTCAATTGCCTGATGATATGACTCCCGAAGAGTGGCAATACGAAAAGAAACGTGGGGTACAGTGGATTGATACTGTAAACAAGAAAGGACAGCATGCTTCAACTCGTTCTTCATACAATCAGTTTAAAGATTATGATGATACTGTTTCTCCGAACATTCAATATTTAATTCAGATCCTTGACCATTTTGAGCGATTAGCTGAAACTGCAACTGGAATTAGTCGTGGTAAATTAGGTTCTGTTGTTAGTGCTGACCAAGTTGGAACGATGAATCAATCTATCCAGCAGTCGGGTATAGTAACCGAAATAAGGCATGCAAAGCACGAGTTGGTGAAACGTAAGGTTTTAGAGAAATATGTCGCTTTTGGAAAGGATAAATGGAACAAAAATGGCTTTACCGGTCAGGTAGTTGGCGATGATTTGAATGCTGAGTATTTCAATATTCTTCCTGGCGAATTGTCTGGAGTTGATTTTACTGGTTATGTAGTTTCTGGAAACAAAGAACTTCAGAAGAAAGATAAGTTAGAACAGATTGCTATTCAAGCTTATCAGAAGCAAGAAATTGCTGCTAATGAAATTGCTAGAATTATCACTTTAGATGATATTAGAGAAGTTGAGGCTGCGTTAGATTATTATTCTGCTAGAACAAAAAAGCTATTAGAAGACTCAAATTTGAATCAACAGCAGTTCGAAGAAGAGCAAAAACGTGTTGAAAGAGAGTTTAAGGAATTCGAAATGCAGCAAGCAGAAAAGCTTAAAATGCTTGACCTGAAAGTTCAGAAAGCTAAGCTAGAGCAAGACATGAGCATTTCTAAAGCTGAACTTGCTTGGGAAAAAGAAAAGCATGATGCTGATATTAAAATGAAAAAATACGATACTGATATTGAGAGAAATACAGAGTTACTATATTTGAAGAAAGAAAAAGGTGAGGCTGAGCTTAATGCAAAACTCAAAAGCCTAGAGCTTGCACTTACGGGTGTAACCTCAAATATTGAAAGTTTAAGTAAAGAGTCACAGAAAGAAAAAGTAAAAGACTAAAAGAAAAATTATGAGTGATTACACTAAAGAAAAAGCGGAAAAAGCAGCAGCAGAATTAGAAGCTGTTGCAACAGGAGTTAAGGAGACGGTAAATGATGCTGTCAGCTTTGACCCTAATCTTGATTATACTGCGAAGAAAGCGGCAAGTCAAGGATTAGTATTGGGTGCAGATTCAAATGATGCTGTTCCTGAAGCAAATATTCCAAATGAAGATCCATCATCGGTTTTGAACTTTACAGAAAGAATCAGAACTGATTTTAAAAATATTTTATCAGACGGACAAGAAGTTCCTGAAGATCTCAACAATGAGAATTATCTTCAGAAATTAATTGAGTTTACTGGTCCTAAGATTGTTGAAAGTTCAGTGACACCTGAAGCTCTTCAATTCAATAAATTCCTTAAAGATGGGGGAAATAAAGCAGACTACTTTAAGTCTATTCAAGAAGAAGTTGCTATTGAAAAGATGAGTGATGATCAAGTTCTTTTTTATGATTTTAAGAATCAGTTGGGTAAAACAGAGGAACGGCCCGATGGGTTTACGGATGAAGAAATCCTTGAACGTGTTGAAGGTATGGATACTTTTGATAAAAAAGAGAAGTCCTTAAAAGTCAAGTCAAGTTTACGCGAACAGAAAGAGGTTTCTAGAAAATCGCTAGTTGATTCTCAGGCACATGCCAGAACGGAGGATATTAGTACTAGAAGGGGAAAGATGTTGGAGAACGTAGATAGTGTTATTAGTGAGAAATCAAAAGTTACCTCTATTCTTGGGGTTCCAGTTAAGCCCGAAGACGTAGCGGCATATAACGTGGAGTTTAGAGAATTGATGACTGCAGACGAGAACGGTGTTCTTCCTGCGCGTCAGTTGTTGACGGACAATAAGGTTATTTATGATATGCTTTACCATGTAACCAGACAAGGCGGTATTGAAAAATTCCTCACAGACGAACAGAATAAAAGAGTTAATGCCTTAAAAGAAAAACTGTCTATTACACCGCAAGCAAGGCAATCAAATCAAGCTGGAGTTAAAACTGTCGATTACGATAAGTTGGCTGCTCCAGAATTACGTTAATTTAATACAAAAAAAATGAAAATTATAGGTACAGGTTCATATGATGCTAACATTACGACTACTACAAATAGTCTTGCTGCAGCGATTATGACAAGACCAGAAATTGCGGCTCACGTTTCGAATTTTTGGCAAAGTAATTATACTGCTTTCTCTTCTCTTTTGGCAAGAAAGAATATGTTGAAAGGCGGTTTAGAAGCTAATTTATCTGAAAAAGATTTCAAGGTAATTGGCAACAAGAAATTTCAATGGATGGTTGAAGGACTTCCATTTGATAAGTGTGTAATCACAAAAGCTAGTATTCCTGCAGTTGGATTTACTGACTTTGGAACTGATGGTGCTGCGTTTAAGATTTACTTGAATGCGAACTATTACTCTCCAAATGACAGATTAGGTCTTAATGATGGTGAGACTCAGGTTCAGGTAATGGATATTGATCCATTACAGGTTACTGATGACCAGTGGGAATATGTTGTTAAGTTGGCTACAAATCAAGCTGGAGATTCAATTCCTGCAGCTTCGGAAATGTTGGCTCTTAATGCTGAGGTTGGATTCGCGTTTACTTCTTTCCCAGAAATGAGTGAAACAGGTTATGAGAAAAACAGCTTTCCGGAATGGAGAACTGAATACATGACTATTCAGCGTATGCAATACTCAATTTCGGGTTCTGCAGCTAATACTAAAGTCTATTGGGCCGAGCACAATGGAGAAGAAGTATGGTTTACTCGTCAAGAAATGAAGATGATGGAAAGATGGGCAATTGCTCGTGAAAACCAAATTCTTTTTGGAATACCTACTATCAATGAAAAGGATGAAGTGTTCTTGAAGGATATGAAAGGCAGAGAGATTATTTCTGGTTCAGGAGTTGTTAATCAAGGGGAACCTTCTTTGAGATATAACTACAACAAGCTTACGATTAAGCACGTTGAGAATATCATGAAGAACATGCAATTGTTGTCTAATGGTGGTGGTGAGATTGAAATTGCTGTTCAAGGTGGACAAACATTTGTATGGGAATTTGCTGAGATTATGCTTGAACGTTACAAGCTTGCTCCACAAGTATTGTTTACGAATGATGGTGGTGATAGAGGTGTAAATGCAAATTTCAATGTCTATATGATGGGTAACGTTAAGTTAATCGTTTCTCATAACAAAGGACTTGATGCTGAATGGAGAGCAACTACGAAAGATAATCGTGGAAACTCTAAGAGATCTAAGGATGCTTATTTCTTTGCATTGAATACTACTATGGAGAAAAGTAACATCGAGTTAGTTACTTTAGGAAATGGAACTGGAGATCGTTCTTTTGTTAAGAGAATTATTGACGGAATGGAAAGTCCGGGTGAGGATAAGAAGTACGCTTCTAACTCAGTGGATGGTTTCCAAGTACAGATTCTTTCTGAATCAGGTGTTAAGCTTGATAATGAGTTTGGAATTGGTCAACTTAGATGTAGATAAAATCAAAATTTGGGAGAGGCAATCGCTTCTCCCATTTTTTTAAAGAAAAAAAGATGAGAAAAGAATTAGAAAAAAAAGACGAGATTATTACACTTAAAGCAAGAACGCTTAAGTATAAGAAAGCACCAGTTTATGTATGCCCTATGATAATAGATTCTAGTGGTAAAATGAATGATGGTTTAGATACACCTGCTTTAAAGGAATATATTCGAGACGAAAATCACAAAAAAGAAATTCGTTTAGCTTTTCCATTAGATGAAGAATTATCTTTTCCTATAAAAGATTCGGATAGCTTTAACGTAAATAATAATCACGATTTAGGCCTATTAGGTTTGGTATTAACAGATCCTTCTGTTGCCCACTCAAAATCAACTGTTAGACCGAGACATAGATTTTACATTAACAGAAAAGAAGCTGAATCTAGAGCATCTATATCTGTATTTGCTGATAAAGCAAAAGCGTTGGTTTTAGTTAATCAGATATCTGATACTGCTACTGACGAATCTATTAGAGATACTTGTAGAATTATAAATTTAGTTCCTGATGTTTCGGCTTTAAGCTTAACGAAATGTTTAGAAATGTTATTTGAATATGCTGAGAAGAATCCTAAGAAGTTTATTACTAGATACAATGATCCTTATGCGGTTCATAAGGCTTTCATTGCAAGGTTAATAGAAGGAAATCTTATTACTAAGCGTGTAAATGGTTATGTAAATAGTGAAAACTATTTAGTTGCTATTGATGAGCCATCTTTTATACGTTACATTTTAGATGGTGAAAACGCTCAGATTGTAGATGAATGGGCAGTTGGTGTTGGTTATGAAATAAAGCCAAAGGTTAAGCTTCCTAATGGTAAATTTGAATCTTCTGCTGGTGAAGCTGGTAAAGGGAATAATCTTTTATCAAAAGACATTCATCATGGTAAGGCATCCTCAGCGATTAAAGAAATGAATGATAAAGGGCAGATTAATTCATACGTTATAGGTGAGACACGAGATAGTGTTATTGCTGCTGCCAATAAACAAATAGAAGCTATTACACCTTCTTAAACACTTAGATATGTATTTACCTCGTCTTACCTCGGAAATGTATAAATACTCACTTGAATTGCTTCAGGCAGAGGAAACTATTTCTTTTAATACAAAGGAATTTTTGACTTTACTGATGCCTAACACAGTAGGTTATATTAATTTTCGAGCAGACGAGTATGAGTACAGTCAAAAATCCATTGATGACTTAAGAAAAATCATTAAGTACACAACGATCTATAATACCGGCAAGAATACTCCTGGCGAAGAAGTATTTCTTTTACCCGTAGAAGACGTTAGCCCGCATGGTTATATGCGATTATTGAACATTCAGGTCAAGATGGATTATAAGAACTCTAGTTGTTTTCCAGATGGAATAGGTAAATTAACAGATGCTACAAAGCTTAATGCTGATGAGGAAACTCGTTTAGCTAGAAATCCTTATCGTAGACCAAGAGTAGATGGCGTTCAGCCAAATATTTACTATGATAGTATAGGGGATGCAATTACAATTCGAACAGACTCGGATTCCGTAGCCAAAGAAGTAAAAATTAAGCACTTTGTATATCCACAGGAGATGTCCTTTGTACCTGATTCGGTCAGTGAGTTGAGTATTGATGCTAATATTGCTATATGTAAGCAATTAGTTACTCAGTATTTAGGTGTTACTGAAAGTCCTAGGTATCCACAGAATGTTCAAATGGATATGAAAGAGCAAAATGACAATGTTTAAATAAATTATTATGTTAAAAAGACCTAGTGAAAAGTATTTAGTCAATACGGCTAATACTAAAGAGATAGTAATGATTGATGCTGCTGGAGCAGAGATTCCTCTTTTGGCTAATTACGGTAATACTGTAAAGGTATCTATGCCAAGATTGGGAATTGAGTTTCTTGTTGCTAATATGATTGTATCAACTCGTGAATGTAAAGCTGCCGGAACTGCAGGTGTAGTAGAAGTTGCTGTTGTAGTAGATGCTGCTCCATGTGCTTCTTGTCCTTTTGAGTGGGCTTTGAGAGTTACTTTTGGAAAGACTTCTTATAGAATTCTTGACATTACTGATGGACGCTACAAGGACACTTACTTGAATTATGTGAGTGAAAGTTCTACTGTTCCTCTTGCTTCTACAATTGCTACTAACGTCGTTGCTTCTGTTACGGCTGACAAGGCTTGTATAGCGAATGGTGTTACTGCTGCAGTTAAAGCTGGTGGTGGAAATGAGCATATCATTGTATTGACTGGAACAGACTTACAACCATTTTCTGCTTATGTAGCTGTTGGTTTGGGTTCTGCTACTGTTACTACTGCGTTTAATGCAGCTACGTTGCAAGATGACGATATGAAGCGTTTGTTTCCTATTGGACATGCTGATTATGGTTCAGCTAAACAGTTCCCGCAAGATGGAGAGTCTTATTGTAAGTACACGTTACAACTTGGTTTAGGCCAAACTCGTGACTTGGCACATTCAATGGGTCATGTAAATGTTGAAGGAAACTTTAATTTTTATATTAAGGATAATACTGGAAATAGAACTGCTGTTGATGAGAAGTTAGCTGCTATTTCTGCTTATACTGCTTTAGTATAATGGCTATAAGCTACTTAGAATCATTGTTAATAGTTGTGGGGGTCTGTTTGGGCCTCCGCACTATTACTGATGATGGTATGATTGGTTCACCAATAAGAATGTGGGCAATTACTTTACCAGAATGGATTGGAAAGCCTTTGATTACTTGCGTTACTTGTATGTCTTCTTTATGGGGAACAATTGTTTTCTTTTCTATTTACTACAATGTGTTTGTATTCAATTTTAAATCGATCACATTTTGGTTTTCAATTTGTATAATTTCAGCTTACTTAAATACTGTTGGTTGGAGTTTATTAAATTTACTATTTAAGTATTCAAAAACGACTAGGTAATGAAAACTCTTGCTCAGATAGGATATGACATTTTAGAGATGGTAACAAATTATCGGATAACTGATGATGAGCGAGTTCCTATTGAATTGATTTACGAGAAGATACACGACGAGAGAGCGAAGATGCTGGAGGATTATGTAAAGAAGCATAGTAACATACCACCTGACCTTTATTGTCCTTTAAAGTGCGTAAATATAGAGTGTAGAGATATTGAGTGCAACGGTATTAAGACTGGTGATAAAGAGTATTATGCAGTTCTTGAAAACCTTGATTTAACTGTTAACGAATATGCTATTAAGTTTTTAGGGACTATTGATAGAAAAATATCTTTTAGGAAAATGAATTTTAAAGGTGCTATGGGACCTGGAACTAAGAATAAGCCTTCTTATATGATATTAGATTCAGTTAATGTTATTTTAGGTGAACATTTACCTACCGAGGGAATGAAGCAAATAGGAGTAATTTATATGTGCGACATGAGTAAATCGTGTGATGCTGACCAGCCATATCCAATTAAAAGAAGTTGGGTTGCTAGAATACAAAAGAATGTTTTTAATTCTGTTATAGCCCCATCAAGAATCAAAAGAGACGAGAAACTAAATACAACAGATGATGTCTAGTAAAGCAATAACATACGTGGTTATGTCAATAACCCAAATGATTAATGAGCACCGGTATAAGAAAGGCGAAAGCTTTGTCTATTTAGGTAGTGAGGTTATTTCAGTTTGGTGTAAATGTGGGAGTTTTAAAGATAAGGTTCATTACAAATTTACCGTTGGTAAGGAGCGTAATTTTAATGGTGTTGAATTTGTTGAGACTCAATTTGCTTATTTAGAAGATAGAGAATCTGCTCTTCCGATTGAAGGTAATTACGATACTTTCAATAGAGATGATTTCACTAGAAATAATGCGAGTATAAAGCCAAGAAAAGCTATTGGAGATTTTTTTGATCGCTCACATGATAGGGCAATTGCGAAAGGTGATTACAGTAAGATTAGGAATAATCCTGATGCTGACCAGATTGCAAAAGACGCTCAAATTGTAAGAATGTAATGGTTTTAACAAATAGAAAAAATGATGGGTTGTGTTCTGAATTGGATTTAGATTCAGCTGCTGACTTGCTCTATTCTACCCCAAATGCTTCAAGGTATTCTTCGTGGGCTCAAATGCTCGAAATGCCTGAAGAAAAAGAAGAAGAGGCTAAAGAAATGGCTAAAGAGTTTTTTAAGATTTTTATGAAAGAAGCTGCTCTTGAAATGATTGATTTTTCTGCTCGTTTGAATCTCTTAGCTTATACTCGTAGATTTTCTTTTTTAGAGTTAAGATTTATGCCTCAGTCATTTGGAAGTATATTAAAGTCGGGCCGAAAGGCTTTTTGTTATTTCTACGGGAGCTACTTTGTAAAACGAAATTATCATAAGCTGTTAATTGATTATGTTCCTGTAGTTAAATTTGACATTGAATTACAGCGTCATTTAAACAAAAAAATAAAAAATGGAACAATCTACCCTATACACACTCTCTAATGTCTTAAATCTATTTCAAATAAGAAACAAAGACATTAATGTTGACGAGTACGATTTATTAGATATCGCATATGATATGTATCGTCAAATTGCGGATTTAACTGTTTTGCCCTATGGTGAGGGAATTGAATTAAAAGTTGATGAAAATCGCAATGCAATCCTACCTTGTAATGTTTATAAAGTCGACCAGGTATTTCGAAATAATGCTCAGTTAGATCCTAAGCATTTCTTTATTCGGGAGACTCGAATTGGAATTAATCTAAAAAAAGAGAACGTAGGAACTATTACTGCTGACTTGTACTTTATTCCTGTTGATGAAGATGGTAATCCAGAGATTGATAGGGAGATGGGTGAATGTATCTATTGGACTTATATGTATTATCAAATACTTCCTAAGTGGACTATCGGGGATATTAGTGGAGACAAGTTGCAGTATTATGAAAACAAGATGTATAGTTGGCAACGTGCTGCTAGTGGATCTCTACATAAGCAAACTAAGAATCACAGACAGAAATTGTGGAAGAACAAGATTAATGTTAATCCTAAAACGCGTTCAATAAGAGGGTTGTAATGAGAGAGAAAACTAAAATCAAGAATACGTTTGGTGGTGTTGTTACTGATGTTGCTAATTCTGTTGTACCTGCTAATATGGCTGTTGGGATGGAGAATGTTCGGGTTTATTCTCCTGATGGAGATAAATCGTTTATAGCTACTTATGTAAAGGGTAGCGAAAAGAAATTTTCGATAACTGAGGGTTATACTCCAATTCGAACTAAGTCTTTTAATGGAGTTTTGTTCATCTTTTCTGTTAAGGTCATTGACGATTCTTTCGTGACTGAGATAGGTTGTTTTCCTTCTCCTAATTATTATAATCCAATATTAGGTCTTGATACTGGATTTCAAGAAGAGTATTCTCCTTTAATGAATTACACTGCGGAAAAACGTGCAAGTGAATCGGGTTCATTGGAGCAGGAATTTCGTTCTTCTCAATTCAATATGAATTTAGAGACCAACTTAGATATTAGTTTCTATGGGGTTCACGATAACACTGTAGATATCTATTTTATGGACCATACTAATCCAATGAGGGTTATTAATAGTGGTTTCGATTTAAGCGGGAATAAGGTAGCTAAAAGGCTTTATAGTAATTACGATTTTAAAGGTAAGATTAACATGGTTTTATATACCGATAAAATCATGACTGGTCGCGCTACTGGAAGTAATCCAACTGGAGGTGTTTTAAATAATGGTGTTTATTCTGTTTATGCTAGATATGTTACTGCTCAATATGATCGTACTCAGTTTTTTCTTTTGCAGAGTGGTATTTATGTCGGAAAGGGAGCGTCAAATGAACTTGCTAACGAATCGATTGAATTTTTAATTAATAACATTGATAAGGATTTTAATAAAATTGAAATTGGTTTTGTTAGGAAATTCGATAATACGTTTGAGGCGTTTATTGTAAATCAATATTATCGTCTTGGTACTAATAAATCAAATATTACGATTGATATTACTGGCCTCAATGTGATAACAGCTATTTCTGAGGATTTTATAAGTTCAATTATAAGTCACGATATTCCTAAAACGGCTACTATATTTAGAAATAGAATATGGCCGGCCAACTTAAAGAAATCTGATAATCATAATGATTACTTGAAAAAATTTGCCAGTCTCATACAGCTTAAACCAGAGCGTATGAAGTCCTCTAAGCAATCTATTGTAGTGGATGGTTATACGTTAGAAGAACCTTCTATTAACGTTATTGAAGGAACTGACTTTAAAGGCTATTACCATGCGGGAGAAATTTACTGCGCTGGATTACAATTTCAATTTACATCTGCAAGAGAATCCGATCCTTATCCGTGTAGAGGTGGCGACTTTTTTGATCAATCAAACATAGGTATAGATATTAATAATACTGGTATAATAAGATTCCCAAAGAACACAAGTGTATTGACTGATATTACTCAGGCTGCACTTCCATTTAAGTTGAAAATTGATGGGAGTGATCTTTGGTCTTGGATTAACAGTTCGCTTAATATAGCTGCAAAAAAATGGTTTGAAGCAAATATTCAGTCTATAACAATTGTTCGTGCGGAGAGAAAGCCATTTAAGATAACGCAAGCAGTCTTATTAAAAGGCTATCATACAGACCATTCAAAAGCATTTTCTTCATATAATCCTAATCCTAATATCAGTGCTGAACAATGGGAGCAATGGGATAATTATTCTAACAATGAAGTACCTTTAATTAATCTTCCTAATCAAAATTGGAAAACTAGCACGAGTGATGTTCATCATCCGGCTCCTTCTATTCCTGTAATTAATTCTTCTTTTTCTAGTGTGTATTCATTTCTTAATCGTCCACAAACGCCTTTAGTTGAGGGTTCTTCTGCGGGATTATTTTCTTTTGATATATGCGCTGGAAAGCAGATAGAAGATAATACAGAAATTTTCATAGATACTTTGTATGAATTTCACGCTATTCCTGATAGTAGTGCAGGCGTTCCTAGTGATACTTCTCTTCGATTAAAATATGTAAAGGCTTCTTCTACATTTCGTGCTGACTACTCAGCTAGTAAGGTTAACGTTTGGAGTACTCAACGTAAGAACAATATGGTTGGGTTTGTTAATCAGGGCGATATGATTGGTTATGAGGATACTCCGAATTTTGTTCAACCAGGAGGCCATTTAGGATATATGCCTGATAAGGCTGGTACGGTTGTCAATTTTGCAATGGGGTTTAATCCTTTTTTTGCTGTCGGTAGTGCTGGAAGTATTTTCACAGATCCGGGATTAAATACTGCAGTCACTGGAGGAGAAAAAGTTGTTACTTCTGGAGCTCATGTTGTAAATGTTTATCCTAGTAATCCAATTTGGATAGATGCTTTTAATTGGTATGTTTTTAAGAATGAACGTTTCTATAAAATTTCAGAAGCACTTACTGTTAAAGATTTCGCTACTGATATTCTAATTCGAAATGGAGATTGTTTTTATAATGAAGGTAGCATAACTATTTTTGGGAATCCTCAATACGATCCTACGGATGATATTAAAAGCACAATGACTGCTGATGAACAAAGAGGTCGATCAGTCCAAGGAGCGCCTTCGCATCCTATATTTAGGCTTGCGTTGAGATTGCGACTTGAAAGTGATTATAATCAGAAGCATTTTTATAGTGGCCCAGCTTCTACTGAACCAGGCATACAAGAATCTTATTTATCATCTGCTAGTACACGTGCTCGTCAGAGTTTTAGGTATAATGATGCTTTCAGCGACTTGTTGCCTCTATCGTTTTACTATGGGTATAATGGCGAACAGCCTGAGACTTCTTATCAATTACAGACTAGAGTTGCTTATTCAAATAAGACAAACAATTCTTCAATTAGAGATTGGTTTAGGGTATTTGATTTATCTTCTAAAGAAGACTACTCACATCAGTTTGGCCAGATAAATAGAATCGGTATTGTAAAGGATTTTATGATAATTGTTTTAGATAAAGCTGTATTAAGTTTGGTTGTTGATCAACAGACTACGGTCCCGTCTGAAACAGGACAAGTTCTTGTTGGAACCGGAAGTGTTTTAAATGAAAGGTATAATCCGATATCGGTTAAGCATGGTTCTCAGCATTTCAATGGAGTTTTGTTTGAAGACCATTTTTGTACTGGGATAGATGTTCAAGAGAGGGTTATATGGTTTTTTAGTAAGGAATCGGGCTTTGAAGTGATTACTGAGAGTAAACATAACGTTAGTGAGATTACTGCTTTTTTTAACGCCTCTAACGCATCCTCAAATAAGAGTGCTGTTTTTAGTGATTCTCCAACTGGTAAAGAAGGGATGACTATTTCGTATGACAATAAGTATAAAGAGGTTCTGTATTCTTTTAGATCTGATATTACTATTACTTTGGAAGTGACAGAAGTTGTCTTCGGATTAATATCAGTTAAGATAACAGATCCTAATCATGTTTTTCTTATTCGAAGTAATGCAAATATCCAATTTACGTCTCCTAATTATGAGGGTTACTTTATTTTGAGTGGAGTTATTCCGATTACACAGAGTGAAACCGATGGTCAGTGGTATGCTTTATTTACGCATAGCATTGGATTGCTTGTGTCTTCTGTTAAGGTTGGGACTATTCTTAGTTCAGGGCTTGACAGTCGGGAATTTACCCTTGTTTATAGTGAGGCTAAAAAAGAGTTCTGTGGAAATAGAAGTTCAAATGCTAGGGTTTATGGTTCAATAAACAATAACTTTTATTCTTCTAATCCTGACAAGCCAGAAGAGTTTTGGATACATAATGTAGATGGTAAACGAGGCAATTTCTTTGGTGTTCAAGGGAAGTTTGAAATCACGTTTATTGTAAATGACCCTTCTGATATTGAGAAAATATTTCACACACACCATATTCTCTCTGCCCCATTAAACTTTGATTACATTAAGTATGAAACTCTAGAGCAAGCTTCTAGTCAAATTCCTTTTATTACGGATGAGACGGATGAAGAATCAATATTTTTGGAGCCTAAGTACACAAAAGAAGGGTGGAATTTACCTGTTAATAGGTCGAAGGAAAACCTTTCTTTTAATGCCGATGTTATTACAAGTAATATTGGTTCACGAATGAAAGGTTCGTGGATGAAAGTAACTATTGGTTATACAGGTTCATTGCCTAATTTTATAAAGTCAGTTAGAACTGGCGTAACTAAAAAAATAATATAATGGCTAACATGAGTAAGAACACTTCCTCTGACTACGTTGTTCAGCGTGCTGAGGATAGTAATAATCGAAATAACACAAAGCTTATTGGTGGTATTGGAAAAGGGATTCAGGCTGCTGGAAACATTGTTGGAAAAGCTAATCCATTAATCGGTGGTTTAATGTCTGGAGTTGGAACTGTATTTGCTGGATCTGCTGATAGTGTAGAAAAGAAAAATGCTTTAGATGTTGACAATGCACATGCTTCGGCTAATGCTTTTGAGTCAGATAGTTCTTTTAATAATTTCGAAGCTGGAGAGTTTGATTATGCTGCTGAAAACAAAAAAATGTTTAAGGATGCCGCTACTACCGCTGGGACAACTTTAGCTGCTCAATCGATATCTAAAATGGGTTCAATGCCTAGTGATTCTGACCTTATGACTAAAACGCAGAAAATGGATATTAGTTCAGAATTACCTAATGCTCCTGAAGGAACGACTACCGGTGATATTTTTAGCGGAAATGAACTTCAATTACCTGAGCAAGATAATATTTTCGGGGGAACTGAAATAGGTGAATTAGGAAATTCAAGTTCTTCTGATTTTATGGGTGAAGAGGTTGACGAAATGAATTTACAAATGGAATTTGCTAAAGAAATGGGGATTGATAATTCAAACCTTACCGGAGTAGAAGCAGATGAATTTAAAGCCAACTTTGAAGTTTGGTTAAATAAGAAAAATGGAGGAAAATAATTATGGCTAAGACTAACAAAGGCGGCAAGAAAAAGGAATTCATTAATGCAGAAACAGTTGCTAAGTTTGAAGAAGATTACGGAATTCCCGCAGCAATTATTAAACAAAGAGTTGATTCTCTTGCAGAAAAATTTAACGATGAAGAATTTAGTGCTCTTCTAAAAGTAATTAATAATCCAGGTCCTACTATTGAAAAAGCAAATGCATTAAAACTTCTGTCAGAAAGTAAGTCAAACTTAGATAACAGTGTTTCTGAATATAAAGCTCAAAAACTAAAGGAAGAAACTAATAGTCCAGCAAGAAGATTAAATGAGGCTTCAATGCTTAAGCGACAGCAGGAAGAGCGAAATGCAGCAGAAGCTTCTTTAATCCCAGAAGGAAAGCTTTATCCTAGTGATGGTAAAGCAACTATTCCTGAAGGAAAAGCTTATGAACCTGAGCTTGATTCAAATGGAAATATAGTTCCACCGGCGAAAACAGATTACGAATCTAATCCTGATTCAATCCCAGAAGGAAAGCTTTATCAGCCAAATGGAAATCAAATGGGAGTACCTGAAGGAAAAGCTTACGACCCTAACGGAAACCCTGTTGGAATACCAGAAGGCGGGGCAAACAATGGTAAATTTTATAATCCTCAAACTGGATTACCGTATAAGCCCAAAAAGCCTCAGACTCAAAAAGAATGGTATGATGATGCTATGGCTAAACTAGAGGCTAAGACAGCTGCTGAATTAACTGCTAAAAATAAAAAAGTTGATAATAGTGATGGATTTGGCTTTTTAAAACCTGAAAAAAAAGCAAAGAAAGAAAATACTCCAGTTGCTGCTGAAGATGTAAATACGATTCCAGGCGTTACTGATGTAGTTGATGGATTTGATGAACCTAACGGTGATGACCCTACTATTCCATTTGCTATTGGTTATGATGAAAATGGAACTAGTAATGAGGTTAGTGGTGACGCTGAGCAAAGAGAAAAAGATCTAGAGGCACAAAAGATTAATAATAGTCGTGTAAATAACGGGCTAGTTCCTTTTACAGAGGAACAAACAGATGTGGCTGTTAATAAGTCCAGAGATGCTAAGAAAGCTAAGAAAACAGGAACTATTCCTAAAGACGGAAGCAAAAGCTATACTGCAGATGTTACTGGCGAAAACAGAGAACCATATACTGACCCTGTAACTCTTGACGCAACAATTGACGGTAAACCTGCTGCTAAATCTAAAGCTGAAAAAGCAAAAGAATTCCTTGCTTTGTTAGAGAACCCTGAAGTGGATGATGAATTTAAAAGAGCGATAGGCGCTTCTGATGCTATAAATGCTGTTACTTCTGGGAAAGAAATTTATGACATTTATAAAACTAAGCAGCGGTATAAAGAAAAGGAATTTGATCCTCTTACTATGAATAAAGATTTGCAATTTACTGAAGCTGATGTTGATTACGATGGCATGAGAATTAGTAATAAGAATGAAATTCAATCTGCTTCTGATAGGATTTTAAAACAAGCAAGAGAAAGAGGTACGGATGATATTGCTCAGATAGGATTATCTGCACAAGAACTTAATAGTATTTCTTCTGCCAACGTGAAGTATGATGTCCTTGAAGCTGGTCAGGCAGTAGAAAACAATAAGGGTAGAGATGCTGTTCAAAATCAAATATCAGCACTTAAGAATCAGGAGAAAGCATTTAACTCTAATGCTTATGCTAACTTTGACCAGAATAAAGAAAATTCTCTCATGAGTTTAATGGGTGCTGAAAATCAAGCTTTAGGTGGACTTGGAAATAAAATGATTACTAGTCTTAATTCTAGAACTGCATATTCACAAGGGAAGCAGAAGTCTAAATCGGAAGTTCTTTCTGAATTAGCTAAGTCTGGAGATATAAGAAAGTCACAAATATTAAAAACTGAGGAAGACTAATGAAACTAATTGACGGAATGAACGGCGGGTTTGGGCAGTACAGGGCTTCTAATAACCCAATAATGACAATTGACCCTACACCTTTCATTGATGCATTTGCAGCTAAAGGGAAGGCTTATGCGCAAGCATCTGTAAACGATGCTGAAATTGAATCTAAAGTTCTTAATTGGGAGGGTGACATTCCTGATAAAATTCTACATGAATCTGCTTATAGAATGGAGGGGAATATTAGTACTGCTATTTCTGGTCTTAAAAAAATATTTGAAGACAATGGTGGTGATGTTGCTTATGCAATGAAAAACGACCCTAAAGCAAAGGCTCTTATGTCAAAGCTTAGTGTTAGTAAACAGATTACTCTTGCTGAGCAGGAAAAGTACGCTCAAAATGCTGAGTTTGAAAAAAATATGAATCTTAAAAATGGAGCATATAAAAATCAAATTGCATTTGAAGGTAATACTCTAAACCCGTATGCAACAGGTGATGGCGGTTCATATTCTAATGTTGGATTACAAAAGGTTAGAAGAGGTTTACTTAAGGGGCAGCATAACATCGATCTTCATAACACTCCTACAATGAAGAATACAGAAGACGTTAATGATAAAATTAAAAAGTCTTTTGAAGGCCTAGGCAACTACAAAGAGGTGCTTGATAAAATGGGTGTTGTAACCTCTGGATTAAGTGGTAATCAAATATTAGCTAAATTCAGAGAAACAACAGGAAGTAATGAAATTCAAATAGCTCATGCTGAGCTTCTTGCTGCAGATGCTATGGACGATCAAGATAGGCAAGCTCTTGGGAGTGATCTTATTAATGAAAAATCAAAAGGACATTATTATTCTGAAGACAAGGAAGGGAATATGTTTTGGGATAATGCAAGATTAGAGGCTGATGTACTTGAAAAAGGTATTGAAGTCATTAAACGTCACGGAAATAAAAATACTGAAGGAGAAGAAGGTTTAACGTTTAGTCCGATTAGAGATACTGACTTAAATGCTATTTCAAAATCAAAGAAGGAGCCAGAAATAACTCCACTTGAAGGAGCTGAAGGCAATGGTGTATCTAAAGCGGTTATGGTTAATGGTAAGATGCAGGTAGGGAACAACTTTGGTATTCTGCCAAAAGACCAACAGATAATTTTGGGTCGTAAAGCATCGGATTTCGGGGTACATTCTGTTAATAACGGAAATGAAATAGAAGACGTGTTTACTGCAGTGCCTGTAGGTGAGCTTATGATGCCGACTTTTGATTTTTCTGGTACTATAATCAATCAAGACTTCTTATCTAGAAAAGGAGCTGAGGTAATTGAAATGAGTAACAGATTAACTAAGGTTTCTTATGACACTGATAATCCGAATGCTTCATACGATGGTGCTGGAACTTATGCTTCAGGTGTGATGCGGATAAATGCTAATAATCTTTCGGAAGGAGAGATGATGATTGATGTCTGGACTTATAAAGATACTTTTATGTCGAAAGATGATATGGTTGACCAAATGATAAGGAATAAGGATTATAATCAATTAGAAGTAAACGCTAGGGCTGCTATTTTAAATATAGCTGCTGAGCATCGAAAAAACGATAAATCATTATCTGAAGAGGGTGCTCTTGCTCTTGCTATAAATCAAAACATAAGTGCTTTTAGTGCGGATAAAAAGAAGATGGATGTTCTGTCTGATGAAGTGAGAAATTCTAATAGGGTTTCATCGTCAAATATTACCAACAAGAAAACAAGAGATCATATTCAATCTGATGAGAATTTTTATGATATGGATTATTTTGAAGGAGATTACATATATTTAAAAATGGCTGGAAATGTTACATCGGCTGCTTCTAATGCCTCGTTTAATGAGTCCGGTAAACCTGTAGGAGAATTTGCAACAGCAACACGGGCTTTTGGTAAGAATCTAGGTGTACAAGAAGGTACTGGAGACGTAACTGCAGATCCAAGTGAAGTAAAAAGCATAAATAACTAAATAGATTTTATTTTTTAATAATTAAATACAACATACAATGTCAGGGAACATTCCTAAAAATGCCATTGGCGAAAACGCTGCAACTGCAAACGAAGGACAAAGACCAACTCCTTTATTGCCACAAGAAGAAGTAAAGCAAGAAAAAATACAATCTAAAAATACTGGCAGTGTGGTTCAACCCCCTACTGAGCCTCCTAAAAGTTTAAGTGAACAATGGGAGGGAAAGGATTACACTGCTTTAAGATTACAGAAAGGTCTTAAGAATTACGATATTACCCGTATTACCGAAGGTAGTAATTTAGCTTTTCCATCTAGAGAAGAGTTTGATTTTGACGGACCAGAAGACCAAAAAGAAAATACCTATAAGTTTCTACAGAACGAGTTTAAGGACTATCAACTAGGCCATTGGACTGCACAAAGCAGTAATATGAAGCGTATGCCTGAAGGTGTTCTTGCGAAACATTTAAACTCAGCTACTTTCGGTTCAGAGAATATTAGAAGTAAAGATCAGTTTGCTGACTTAACTTTAACTGGAAGTGATAATGGTAAATCGCTTACAGAAGAGCAGCAATTCGATGCTATGGGAACATACATTGATACTGACAATAACATGAAAACTCTTAATGAGTATTTCAATTCCAAGAAGGGAGATAAGAATGTTCTTATTCAGGATTTCGACGAAGAAGGAAATAAAACTTTTCGTGCTGTTGACAGGAATAAGGCTTTGGATATGCACCAGATTAGAAGTGCTTATGGTCCTGCTGAATTTACAAGTAATCCGGCGATTTCTTTTGGAAAGGGATTCTATGAAGGGTTTGTAACAAGTTCTGTTTCTACTGTTGGATCTCTTACTGAGATTACTGGTGATTTGTTTGACAAGTGGAATAGTGATGATAAGTGGACTGATGATTTTGGTCACAGAATGCGTAACTGGGCTTCTGAACAAAGTGCAATGAATGAGGATGAAAGAGTTTCACTGTTTGAGAGTTTCCCTGCATTTATGGCGGTTACTGGTCAGGGTGTAGCTTCAATTGCACAGATGATTGCGATGGGCGGTGCTGCAAATGTTGTTGGCAAAGCAGCTGTTATAGGAGGAATGAAAGCTGGTGCTAAAGGATTAGCTACTCGTGCTGGTGCTCGTTCTGCTTTAAAGGGTGTTGGTATTGCTAGTAGAGAGGTTGCGTTGGTAACTGGTTCCGCTGTAATGACTGATGCTACTTATAAAGAAGCAAAGTCAATGGGACTTAGCGATAAGGAATCTGCGATGTTGGGCGCGATAGCTGGCGTTACTACTTATGGAGTCGAAAAATTTATAGGGCCTGGACTTGATATAAATTATTGGGCAACTGGAGGTGGAAAAGCTGCATTAAGATCTTCTATTAAAAGCGCTCAGTCTCAATTAGGAAAAGGTAGTTCTGCTGAGGTAAAAGAAAAAGGTGCTAAGGCTTTTATTAAAGGCGTTAAGAAATCTTATCAAGAAGCTTTAGATAAAGGGATGACTAACAAAGGGGTCACTGCTTTAACCATGGCGATTGAAGAAGGTGGGGAAGAAATGGTTGAGCAGTTCTCTGGTAATTTATTTAAGAATGTTCATGATATTCACAACAATCATCTTTATGAAACTAGTATAAACACTTACAATAAAGAGCTTCAAGGGTACAATAATAGTCTTGGCCAATATGAAGTAAAAGAGTCTGCTCCTACTGGATATTATAAAATGGGTATGGGCGGTAAGACTGTCTGGGCTAAAGATAAAGTAGGTGGTGGTAGAATTATTCTTAATGATGAAGAATATGCTGCTTTAGAAAATGACAAAACTTATTACAAGAGAGATGCGAATGGAAAGCAAAATATTATAAATAAGCAGACTTACGATAGGAAGACTCAGGAATTAAATGATAATGTCGTTAGTCTTAGGAAGTCAAAGCCTCAACCTACTGAAGTTGGGAAGGGTAAGTTTAGTGACAGAAAAGGCATGGGTAGTCTTCTTGAAGGAACTACTGAAGGTATGGGTGAAGCGTTTGCTGGAGCTTTATTACCGGGTGCTTTATTTGGCGTGATGAAACCTCAGCGAAAAGCTACTTTGAGAAGGTTTGTTGCAGAGGGTAAGAGTTCTGAATTGTATCTTGAATTAGATAAGATGCATAAGCAAGGTGCTCTTGGACCAAAAGGTCTTGACATTAATGGCGAACCATTAAAAAAGGGAGCTGTTAGTGCAAATGATTTTATTTATAATGAATTTCAAACTGAGATAGGTCTTGTTCAGCAGGAAGTAGCTGCTGATGGCGTTGATGCTGTCCTTGAAAAAGAAGATTTAAAAGCTAAGGATAAGGATGCTAATGCTTATGATCAATTTTTATCTGATACTCGTGGTGAGTATCTTGCTAATTATGGCAAATTAAAAGATGCTCAATCTTTAACAGAGCAAATTGAAGCTGATACCGAATTAAGTGTTGACGAAAAGACAACTAAGATTGCAGAGCAAGAACAGGTTGTCAAAGATCTTCAGGGTCGCTTAGATTACTTTCAAGTTAAAAACGAGGCTGGTGTAACGGAAAGAGAAATGGATGCCCTTAACAGGGCTCTATTAGAGAATAAAGCTGATTCTAATTCTGAGATTGTTCTTAATCAACTTGATAGGATTTCTACTCTAGGAAAAGATTTCAAAGCTTATTATGATAAGACTTATTCTGAGAGAGAGGCGACTAGTGCGAAGAATATATCTGAAAATAAGGATGCTATATCTTCTTTGGTTGAGACTATGATGGATTCTGCGGATGCTGATGTGTTTTCTAGAAGCTTTGTAGAGTTGTCTAATCTAGCTAAAAACAAAGGTGCTGCTGTATCTGATAGTCAGTTAGCTGAGATTCAAAAGAAAGCAGAAGTTCTTAAGGAAAGTCTTTACAAAGCTGCTGGAAAAGCTATTAGCGACTTTAAGGTTGGTGATAATGTTGACGAGACTATTAATAGCATTTTAACAAATCAAGACGGAGATAATTGGGAAGTTTTAGCTAATGATCTTGACGGTAGTTATGCTGCTATGACGGGTCAAGCTGCTAGCTTGAAACCTGTTTTTGGTGGTAATGGCTTAGCTGATAATCTTGCTGCTCCTGACAATACTAAATCTTCTCCTGAAGATATTCTTACTGAGTATTTTAAAGAAAAGATAGATGCTCCAATTGCTGCGCTAGAATCTCTAGTTAATGCAGAGGAATTCGATCCTTTAAGTGCTGCAGAAGCATCAAATTCAGCTGCTCAAAATGCAAATACAGTATTAGCTGAGTTTCGTGCTTTAGCTAATTCTGTTGGTGCTATTAAAGCTGGAATTATTGACGGTAAAACATTAGACCAATTACCAGTTGAATTTAAGGAGGCTATAAAGAACAATCAATTACATAAAATTGATTATATAAATTCTTTTCCTGGTACTACTGATAGTGCTAAGGCAGCATTAAATGAAACGAATCAGGCTGCTTACCAAAAGTTAAAAGCAGTAAATGAACAAATAAACAAAGAGCTTGTAAGCTTTGAAGCTAGGCAACAAGAAATAAGAGTGCAAGATGTTCGTGCTCGGGTTTCACTTCTTCTTTCTTTAGGAGAAGGTATTGTTGATGAGCAAACAATGGAATCTCTTGCTACTGTCCTGACAAATAATATTGACAGAAAAACAATAGGAAGTCAAGAAGCTCTTTTGTTAGCTGCTGAACAGCAAGTGTATGAGTATGCTCAAAAGAATAAAAAAGCATTTGAAAAAAAGGCAGTTGAAGTAGCTGCATTAAAAATAGGAAACTCTAGTCAAGCTTATAGCAATGCTGGTGAATACAATGGTAATGATCCTGACCAGTTCTTACTTGATAATCCGTTTAATATTAAGCCTACTCCACAAAGTCCTTTAACTGCTCCACAGAAGCTTTTTATGCTGATGTATTATGTTGATTATGTAAACAAGATTTCAAAGTTAAATCCTGCTACTGTTGAACATGCTTTTGCTAGAGTAGTAGAAGATAAAAAAATATCTCCTTCAGTAGAACAATTTGAAAATGCTAAATCTGCTTTAGCAATGGTTGTTGATGGATCTGCTAGCTTAACAAATGCTATTAGCAAATCGTTAGCTGACCATTTTAAAGACATGGGTAGCAATGCTATTTACATGAGAGGGCCAGCGGGTGCTGGTAAATCAATGATGATACCGGGTCTTACTGTTTCTCTTTTTATGGAGATGCAAGAAGAAGGTAAAGATGCTCCTATTGTGAGGGTTTATGCTCCATCAAAAGATCTTTCTGATAAAGTTACTGCGAACATGCAGAATCTTTTTGGTATTGATGTTTTAACTAGTAAGGAACTAAAAGAAGGTGCATCTACTATTGATTTAGATGAAAATTCTATTGTGTTTATTGATGAAGCTTCTTTGTTAACGAAGGAACAGATTCTTGCTATAAATAAGAATTTAGAAAATAATAACTCTGCTACTGTTATCTTTTTAGGAGACCAGCTTCAAGGGACTTCTGGCGATTCCTATGCTCCGATTGAAGATTTTTATCAACGTTCAGTTGGGTTAAATTACATCTACCGTTCTGGTGTTGTTGATTTATGGAATTTACAAAAAACATTACGTGAAGCATTTTACACAGAAGGTAACGCTATACCTTGGACTCCTTTACATTATAATCCTGAAGCGGGCAAAGGTGTTCGTGTTGTAAATGATATACGAGATGTCGTAAAGAATTTCAAGAAAGATGATAGGGGTGTAATTGTTTTTGATAATCTAGATCAAGCGCGTTTTTTATTAGGCGCAGACTTTGATGCTTTCTCTGATCGTGTTTATACTCTTAGTCAGGGAATGATAGATAACAAGAGAAATACTTTGGTTCAAGGTTCTGATTTTATGAAGGTTTATCTAGTCACTGATAGAGCTAATTATCCTAAAACTGGAAAGTCTTTCTTAAGAGCGTTGTTAACGGGTGCTACTCGTGCTACTGATTATGTCGAGATGTTTGTTCCGGATGTTGATCCAAAAGACTTTAATCGTGTTGGGCCTATAACTGAAATAAAAAAAGATGATAGTCAGATTGCTTCTCAACAGGCTACATTAAAAACTCGTTCTACTGATATACTTGAAGGTGTTGAAGATGAGCTTTTAGCTAACGATGGTGATATTCCTGTTGTAACTACAGAAGATGTAGATGATGATGTTAATGGACAACCTACGGAAGCTGAGTATCAACAAGCATTAGATGTATTAGCGCCTTTAATGAATAATAATTCAGAGCTTACGTTAAATGAATTACAAGAAGTTTATGAGGCTTTGGGTGATAATTCTGAAAATGTACTTGATATATCTAAAAAGCAAAACGCAAAAACTCTTTATAAGGAATTAACAGATAAGAAAAATTCTTTAGAACCAACACAACCAACTAGTGATGTTAAAGAAATAAAAACGTTTGTTGATCGCATATCTAAAGGCGAGACTATTGATTCTGATACTGATAAGCAATTTTATGAAAACAATAAATCTGAGATTGAAAAACAGTTAACGGAAAAGATTAATGAAAAACCAACACAACAAAGTAGTGAGGTTGAAGAAAAAATATCTGAAGTAATAAA